GTCATCAATCCACATATTTAATTTTACAATGTTGGCAATGTCGTAGTGATTTCCAGGGTTGCTAATAAACCCATCTATTCCCACTGTTTCGATGTGACCATTAGCCCAGTCACAAATATCTTTCAACGACTGTTGATAGCGTATGGTTTCTTTGGGCACAGCAGGATCGTAGAATATGCAATGCCCTCCGTTGTGAAAACTTTGCTTGATTGGATCGGATTGTGAGTTTAACGGATACGTCACACGTATTGTAGGATTGTTCCAGTACATGCAAATACTTATTAAATACCTTGTATGATAGAAATCTTTGGCCCAACATATCGCTACAGCGGCGAAATACTAAACAAACCTGAGATAATTTTTGTCAATGATCATCACTACAACGATGACGATCACTGTTTTCATATAAAAACTTTGCTAGAGAACAGTGCCTGCGACCCACAACAGCATCTCTTGGTGTTTGATCATATGGGGCACGAAGACCAACTGCAATCATACAATCATGTGAGTCTTCCTATCTTTCTAGCCGCATCATGTGCAGAATTTGCTCAACAAAAGATCACTCCTAACTGGACAAACAAAACACACACGTTCAATTTCATGATCAACAAGCCAAGGCCCAACAGAGAGTTTTTGCTATTGTTGATTGAACATTTCAAACTGTCAAATTACAGTTATTCATTGTGTTGGAAAAAAACTGAAGTCAATCGCGGCAAGATGATAATCAATACTCAATCCGCACGTTATCGGGCCATCATGCAAGACACCGCAATGAACATAGACGAAAAGTCCTACACATTTGGTCAAGAAGTTTTCTTGGATCACGGACTTAGATATGGTCGTATCAAGAATGCTGAAAACTACGCAGGTCTATTGCAATCCACAGTGTTCGAACCTAGTTGTGTTAGCCTAATTACCGAGCCCAGTTTTTATGAACGCGAAACGTTGAAAACAGAAAAGACCATCATGGCCATATATGGCGGTACCTTACCTATCTGGGTAGGCGGTTGGGCCATACCCGACAGCATGAGACGCTTGGGGTTTGATGTATTTGATGACATTGTGGATCACAGTTATGAACACATGCTAGACCCCTGGGATCGTGCTTACTATGCTGTGGAAAAAAATATCAAACTGTTGACAGATCCTGATTTAGCAAAAGATTTTGTATCAGCCAATCATGCTAGATTACAACACAATGTTGATCTTGTGGAACAAAACATATTTTTAAAATATTGTACTCAGAAAATAGATACCTATGATAAGCATACTAAATCTGTGTTGATCAAAATTTTACAAGAGCGCAACAGTCACAATATCCAACACAATACATTAGATAACAGTAATTCAGGTTCGATCCAAGTAACGCAAAAACTTTTCTAAGTCGCCATACATGGCGTACATGGTTGCTTCTCGGCTGTCAAAAAAACACAGCAAGGGTTTCTTGCCCAGTTTGATATAGTACGGAGAGGTCAGTTTACGATCCAATGCCAGCAGGACCTTGGCTATGGCTTGTATTGCTGTGGGGGTTTCATAATCCCAATGCTCTAGTTTGTATTGTTCAAACGCTTGAAATCCATCAGACGTCAGTCGCCAACCACCGTTGGGATTTTGCCACCAGTGTTGCATGGCATCTTCCACAGTCCAGATGTCTGACTGAGCAGTTAATTTTTTGGTAAGTTCTAGTTTACTTGGCATCGGGGTATACTTGCGCCCCCTGCGTCAAGAGTACAACAGTGAACTTGTCGGTCTTGAATTGTGTGTTGAGTTTACGTGCCAAGTTCTTGGCATGCCCAGGATTTGAAAATGAGACTTTTTTGTACTTGGGCCCGGGATATTGTGTGAGCATATTCGAAGTTTTTAGATTGATAGGTTTGGTATCAAAGAATACAGCCCACACTCCTTCAGAGGCCAACACTTGTTCGGTCTTGTAAGTTGCTTTGTCAGTGTGTTCGATCAACACATTTGGTTTGGGTCTACTCATCATTATCTCCGTAGTTTATTTATCTCAAAAACTACGTGGTTTTGAAACTGCCACCACTCAATTCTACCGTAATTGTTTCCGATTTTGGTTGTGTGCTCTGAGTGTGTAACGTTTCCAACGTCAGTAACAGTTTTGTAATATCGCTATGTAAATCTTTGGCGTCACGCATGGTCATGGTGAAATCACGTTGGCCACGTGATTCATGTGCTTTTATGCTGTCGACAAAACGATTTATATGTAGACTCATTTGACAAAAGGTTCTAGGTCAGGCGGAGTCCAACCTGCTGGCTTGAGCACCTTGCCATCTTCACGTTTGCGAACCCGTCCTGTTTGCTTGTCGATCTTGGCAAAGTTGGTACTCATAACTTCTTTCCAAGCACCCTCAGCGTCTGCACCAAGACTGTGTATAGCACCAATGGTTACAACAAGAATGTCAATCAAAGCGTCAAGATCATCTACTTTGGTTTTACTGGCCACCAATTCATTGAACTCTTCCGAGATAAGGTTGCAATACAATTGATATTGTGCCTCGTTGAACTCGCCCACAGTTTGTTCACAGGCTCGCATGAATTTTTCTTGATCACGAAACGGATTTGTCATTTGCTTGTTCTTTTGAATCGAAAGGACCTTGGTAAGCATAACGCTCCAAGGTAATAAGTTTAGGGTGTTGTACTATTTTCCACTTGCGATGTTGCTTGACTCGATACCAGCCAGCCGCAAACCAACTCTTGCTTTTGTCTTCTCTAGTGAACAATGGCAATTTGTGTTTTACGTCCCAGAGAGGATTGAACACATCGCCTTCTACTTCATGACCATATACCATGTTTGGTGGCAATGGTGTTGCAGTTTCGGCCGGCTCGAATTGGATGTCAACCGCTTCTCGAGCCATCTTGATAGTTTTATAACTTACCACACTATCAAGAATTTTTATTGTACAGTTACCGTTCTCTTTTAGTTCAAGTTGGCCGATCTTGCGATTATCCTTCTTGAGTATCCAATACTGGTTTTCTATCACTGGTTTGGCTAATATCATTCAGCACTCCTTTATATGTTTCATTGAGCCAGCGACCAAACTGTTCGGCCGCATCGCTACATTTGTTCAATTCATACTTGCCACAGAATTGCATGAATCTCACTCCCACCTGTCCCACATCCTTGTGACTAACTTGTTCATATATGGCTGTGTCTATAGTGGCCTTGATGTCATCTGGCTGTGCAGTAAGGTCAATTAGTGTGCGATTGCGTTCATAATCGTCCAGCACACGGTGTTCGGCACCTTCGTGGTCAGTCCAACGTTGCAACATTAGATTGTTCCAATTGTATCCGCGCCGGTCTCTGTCTCCAAAGGCCTCACGGAGACCAACTTTATTCTTTGTGCCTTTCTCACGTACTCCAGGATACGCACTGAATACGTTGTCTGAGGTGTCGCCACGCATACACTTCTCAAATAACAACCAGGCCGGATCCGGGATCGTTTTTGGCTGTTTAGTTTTCTTATCATTGATGTGCTTACCTTTAGCATCAAATATGCCCTCCAGTGTTAACAGTTCATCAGCGATGCCGTTGTATTGCGTGACGTTGGGTGCGAGTAATTGTACAAAGTCAGAATCTGAACTGATAATAACGTGTTGGTCTTGTGGGTGTAAAGCAATCCAACGTGCTATGATATCATCTGCTTCGGCAGTGGCACAACGGATCACACTACAATTTGTTTTCGTAGCCAGGTATTTAGTCAGTTCATCATAGGTCTCCCAGAACAGTTTGTCTTCTTCTGCTTCTTCTTCTGTCATTTTACCACGGGCTACAGCACGATTGGCCTTGTAGGGTTTGTAGTAGTCCTTGCGCCACGAGCGTCCTTCCAGTGCGAACACCACATGATCTGCTTCAAAACGACGAGCCATTTTGTTCACCGCCATCAAGGTCACATGCAGGGCAAAACCCAATTTGGTCCAAGAATCTGCGGCTCTAAATGCTCCGTGTCTAGCACGAAAAAACATGTTGGCAGTATCAATCAGTACGTATTTCAT